AGGTTTTGTTTGTTTTGTTTCTCTTGCTTTAACTGCTTCTTTACTTTCAGTTAAAAGTTTTTCTATAGCTTTAGCTTCCTTATTAACTTTATCAGTAATGCTGTCAGCTTTTTCTACTGTTTTTCTTTCAAAGAAAGAAGATATTTTTGCCCAAAAACTCATGTGTGCTCCTTAATAATAATCTGCCCTTGTTCCTATAAACTCTTCATCTTCTTCATCCGAGTATAAAGGAACAAACCCACCTTGACGAAATCTCAACAACGCTTGCGTTGAAGCATCTACCAAGTCATCGTGCTCTCCACTAGGAAAAGCAGCGAATTCTTCTATGACTTCCTCAGAGAATCTTTTCTCTGGTGCCCATACTATACCTGATGCAAATAGATCAGCTACAGCGTTAACTCTTGCAATCTTGTCATTACCTCTACTTGGTGTGTACTCTGACACCGGTATACCCATCTGTCTTAGTTCAAAGATTAATGGCATACCAGCAGCTTTACCCTCTACTATAAATGCGTCAGGTTGCCACTCTTTCCAATGATCAAATGCTTTCTTTTTAAGTTCAGGAAACTCCATCCTGTCTTTGAAAGCATCTAATAATATTATATGAGGTTCAACAACTCCGGTTCCTTCGCTTTCGTTATAAAAAACTCCCCAAGTAGTACAGGCTGAAAAGTCTGCTCTTTGGGTCTTTAAGAAAGCCGTGTCCCAAGATTGTATTATAAACTCGCATTGTGGCGGTTGATTGTATTCCCAATTCTTCCACCACTCTCTTTTAACAATAGCACCCTCTTCAGAAGTAGGGTCTTGTTGATACTGAGCAGACCATTTAGATACCGGTAGTTCTGCTTTCAGTTTTTCTAATTCTTTTATATCCCAAAACTCTTGCCACAGGCTTTTACCTGAAGGAAGTATTGCTGGAAACTCTATAACCTCCCAATCATCAACACCGGCTCTGCTTTCCTGTGCTTTTAGTATTTGACCTGTTAAGTCTCTTTTGTGCCAACGTGTCATAACAATAACGATTGACCCGCCGGGTTGTAAACGCTGTCTTGGTCCTGAAGTATAGTATTCGTATACTCTATCAAATACAGAAGGGTCGCCACTCTGTCCTTCTTGCTCTGAATGCGGGTCGTCTATAATTAAAACATCCGCACCTTTACCAGTAACCGCACCGCCTACACCTATCGCAAAGTATTCACCGCCTTTGTTTGTATTCCAACGTCCAGCAGCTTTAGAGTCAGACTGCAAAGCTACATCAGGAAATACACTCTTAAAGTCTTCTGACCCTACTAAGTTTCTTACCTTACGACCAAAGCCTACCGCTAATTCCGCCGTATGTGCGATCTGAATGATTTTCTTCTCTGGGTACTTACCCAAGTACCATGCCGGTAGTAAATAGGACGCAAACTCTGATTTTGTGTGTCTAGGCGGCATATTGATAATAAGCCTTTTTAGTTCACCTTTAGCAACACGATCAAAAGCATCTGCCATCTTAGTATGGTGATACCCTTCTATGAAAGCTGACCATATATGCTTTACAAAAGGTAGGAAGTTTTCACCACACTCCTGTCTGTTCTTAGATTGTTCGTACTCTTCCAATAAAGATAAAAACCTTTTCTGTTCACTAACAGGTAGTTGTTTAATTTTATCTAAGTATGGATTTGACAAGTTAGCCCCCGCAACGTTTATAGATTTCTACGACTACTAGGAGAGCAATCATATTTGAGGATGTTGTAGGGGCTAGGGTGTTCTTTCAAACTATTCAGGGCGAAACCGCCCAAGATTTTACACATATTACGCACCTTCTCATGTTCGTCAAGTGTTTTCTTCTAAATTTTTCATGCGGCTTCTCAAGGCATCCATGTCCCGCAGCCACTCTTTTTTCTTTTCTTCGGTGGTCATGTCATCGTTCGCAATTTTTTTTTCTACCACTATGTCCGTCTTTTGTTCGGGCGGGGCAGTCTTATGTATGACTTTAGGTTTAACAGGTTCTGGTGTTACTACCTCTTTCTTCTCAACTAAGGGTGAGTTTCTAGTGGACATCATAGTACGCCATCGTTTAGGCTGCATAGTGATCCATCCGTCCTCATGGAGCCGTTTTACGATAGCATGAATGGTAGACCTAGAGCTAACCCCAACTCGGCTCGCTATGGCTTCTAATGACGGTCCACAATGATTTTCCGCCCAATAGTCTTCTATTGACTCTAATACTAATAATTGCCTTGGTGTCATAACATCATGCTCACACTTAAGATTAATATAAAGGTTACTGCTATTATCTTTATCTCATCTCCATTATACATATATACCCCTGTTTTCCGGTACCTTGAACGTTTCCCATACATTATACGAATATTAATAGTAAAAAAGCAAGAGGGCAAAAAAAAAGAAGGGGGGGGTGTCTTGAAAATATTTGAAATTATTTGAGCAAATTAGTGTATACGTGAGCCTGTCGCAAAAAAACAAAAACAGGGGGGTCGGGGAGGGTAGGGGTCGCTCTGAAACCCTTATATGATAGTATTTCAGAGGCATTGTATAAAAATTGATCAGTCGGTACTCTAGGAAATAAAGAAATAGTCGTTACGGAAATGTGGCAATTAACTATTGAACGTTCAATATTTGTTCGCTGTGTAGGTACTATTCAGAATGTGGCAAGGGTAGGGTAAGTATTTCTTCTAGCTTAGTCTCTATCTCATTGGCTACTTCTTCCGGTGTCCTATCTTTCGTGGTTGTCTCTATCCTCTCAACGAATAGACCAACGTCAGAAGTCTTGCCTAACAATTCAAGTGCCCTGATTCGTGATGATTCGTTATTCGTGGGATTCAATGCTTCCTTCTGTAGCTGTTCCAGTACGAGATGCCTAAGAGAGAGCGCACTAGCTTGTGCGTACTCCTCTTTCCTCTTATATCCCGCCTTTAACCTTTGTGCGACCTTAGGGTTTGCTTTCAGCTTACTAGCTTCAACGTGAATAGCACTATCTTTCATTCCTTTGGCATTATACGCTGTTCTGTATGCGTCACTTGCTGAATTGCCTTTTAGCAATTCCGCTATAAACCTTTCTTGTTTGCTTGTGAGTGGATGTATCTCTTTTACTTTGTCTTTGCTCATGTAACAAATTGTAGCTGTCCTACGGACAGTTTTAAATACACCGGTGCGAACAGTCAGCAAACGTTCACAAAATATTTTTTGTCATTAGGGGTTGCACAATGTCACACGTTTTGCTAATATTCTTTTTGTCATTGAGAATTGATTGCCCCTTCGGGGCATAACGACCCCTTCGGGGGTGCCAATTCACCGCCTTCAATGACTCGCTTGTTAGCGGCAAGTGGGACGGAAAGCTAAACGTCCGGAGAGATCGAAAGTCAAGAGGTGGCAAGGTACAAATCGGAAGCCTTGTAAAAGTTGGTGATGCGAAGTTCCTGATACTACTGAGACTAAGTAGTGAAGATGAAAGAAGAACAGTTGACGGTTCAGAGATTCGGAGAAGGTAAAACAAGGGTCGGACATTTTAGGTCAGCAGATGAAACGCTGATTCGGTTGTATGAAAATCTTAGTATGTGAAGAGAGACACAATAGCCAACATTAGTTGGCAGTCACGGTTCGGTGTGACGTGATACGGTTCGGAGCGAACAGACGGAAGTATGACTGATAGGTTGAGTAGTCGAGGGGCAAGTTACTGCGAAGGTAGCGAGAGAGAAGACGGGCTTGTAATGAGTCCGTTTCTTTGTGGGTATTTCAACGAGTACCCACAAAGAAGCGAATGTGCTTCGATTTAATTATTTAGGAGATAATCAATATGAAAAAAGAAAAAGTAGTTGTTTCAAGAATTTGTCAATACGGAAAAATCCTTGAGAATAGATTTAAAGATGCTGTGTTAGCTGTGGACGGTTCTGTTGTCAGACAAGTTGCAGTTGACGAATGCAGAGCAGAGATCGCTACCTATAACAAAATGGTAGATTTGCTTAAAGGTAATCCAATAAACAAATATGACACTAGACCGGACAGTTATTTTGTTTCCGCTACGGTAGAAGATATTAGACCAATAGACGGTAATAAAGTGTTCTTTAGTGCTATCAATAAGGAGGTGAAGTAGTGAGAGTTACAAAAGGCATGATCGAAAGTCAATTACGAGTTTTAAATAAAATTATTGGTGTTCCGGAAGCTTACGAGAAAGACGAGCAAGGAAACATTTTAAGATGTGCTGACGGTTACATGGTTCAATGTGAAGGTCACTATTACTTGCAAGGTGCTTACGGTCAATTCAAGGTTGAAAGAATGTGCAGATATGGTTCGGTAGATGCTACACCACTTGGCACTAAGTCTGAAGTCTATAATCAAGTGAAGGCAATGATCGAAGGTATCGAAGGATATAGACACGCTGTATCTACTAACAAAATTATTTAATGAGGAGGTTAAGTGATGAATGTAGAAATTAAAAAAACTACTGTAAATTTAGGAAATGTAAAGGTTAAAAATCTTAAAGAATTAGATAATCTTTATTCTGAGGGAGCAATAGATGAAATAGTATCTGATTATGTTTCTAAAATAGAATATGAATATTATTTGAATGGTAAGAAAATAAAAACAGAAGAGGTGTAAACAATGGCAGAGTTTGAACACCTATTTGATGATATGGAACTCTTCTTTGAAGAGTTGGAAGCTTTGAGAGTTTCCGGTGTTATGAATATGTACGGTGCTCCCAAATGGCTAGAAGAAAATTATGATCTTAGCCGAAAGGAAGCTATCTATGTATTTTTAGCATGGACAGATTTTAAAAAGGAGGAACATGAAAAAATTTGTAGCTAAAAGAATATATCCGGAAGGGTATCTATACAGAGGTTATGTGATTGAAAGAAGGCAACAAGACTATGTGTATTGGAGCATAGGCGAAACTGTTGATAGTCTAGGCAATTACAGAGAGCCTACAGAAAAATCGCATTTTTATAATGTGGAGTGGCATGATTCAACAGATACTTTGAAGGATGCCAAATACCTTATTGATACTGTGTATTACAAAGGAGATGTGAAAGTAAATTAAAACTACTGATGTGTTAGTGAGATTCTAACGAAACAGATTAAATAGATTCATAGTCTAGCCCGAAAGGGTTCTGTCTAGTTGTTGGACGTTTGTATATTGAACGTTCAATATTTGTTTTAATATAGGAGAGCAATAATGCAAACATATATCAAGCCTTCAGAGTTGAAAGGCAAATTAGAAACGTTGATAGCTTTACAGAAGCCGACGTTTATTTGGGGGGCTTCCGGTATCGGTAAGTCAGAGATTATAGCGAAGGTAGCAGAGAAGCTAGACTACAATTTGATTGATGTCAGAGTTTCTTTGTTAGACCCCGTAGACCTGAGAGGTGTACCTAGTGTTGAGAACGGTGTCACTAAATGGAATCCTCCGGTGTTCTTACCACAGGAAAACGACAAGCAATCAATCTTATTCTTGGACGAATTACCACATGGTAGTCCTAGTGTTCAAAATGCTTTGTTTCAGTTGATCAGAGACAGGCAGATTGGCGAG